CGCTTTCAAGACCTTTTTGAAACTCCCCCGCAAGGGTGAGCGCGGGTTTTTGCGTTTTCGTTTTCATGGTTTCGATGGGTTAGGGTTAGGCGACGCAAAGTGCAATGCCGCGATTGTAAAGGGCGTGAACATTCTCCCCCGCTTCGATGTCGCCAGGGCGGATGATGTACAAAGCACACCCGCGCGGGTCAGTCTGATGATAGGCGCGGAAACCTGTCTTGCGCGCCATGATCGCCTCAACCTTGGCAAGTGCCGCCTTTTCGGTGTCCCGCTTAGGTTGGACGCTTTCCCGCCATTGCCCGTCAGCGTAGAATTGCACACGGTAAAAAGGCTTCCCGTTTTCGTCGCGGAAAACATGAACTGAGCGGTTGCCATCACCCGTGCCACACTCAAGCTCGCCCCACTTGCGCAAGGCGCGCTCAGCCTTAAGCAAAGCGGTTGTCTCGTTATAGGTGAAGCCGTTTTCTGACATTAGGTTGAAAAAACGGGCGGTTTGTTGCTTCTTAGTTTGTTTCATCGTTGTCTGTTTTCTATTGTTTAAGGTTGAATCAGGTTTGCCATGCACCGCGGGCCGCGTCGGGGTTGAAGATATTGGCACTTGCTGGCAATGCAAGCGGATTTTTCAACTATTTTCAGCGGGTTAGAATCCCTTGGAAAATACGACTTGGCGGGTTCCGTCTTGAATCCTAACGCGTCCGTGCGAGCCATGTTTTTTGACCCATTGGACGGCTTCAGACTTGCGGTCAAATTCCAGGCTTTCAAATGACCCATTGGAGAGGCTCCGAGTCGCGTGGTATTTTTTGCTTTTCATGGGTCAAAGGTTCAAAGGCTCGCTTGCACGAATTCGCATTTCGAGGTCACTAGGACCGCCCAATGTTCCGCTTGTGACGGCGATGGCAAGGGCAAGGCAAAGCACAAGGGCAATGGCAAGGAATAGGTCGCGGATCATGCAACCTCCCCTTCCATGATTGCGTTTACGATTGCACGCTGTTCCGTGAGTTGGTTAATCGAGGTAGGCTCTCCGTGAACCTCCCGAACGAATGCCGTGATTGTTGGTCGGTCTTTTTGGTAGACGCGTCCAAGGTCAATAAGCTCACAGAGTGAAAGCCCAGTCCAATTCTTGTGATTGAGCACGAGGCTCACGGATTCAATTTGTTTCGTTGTCATATCGTGGTGGTTGGTTTGGTTTGGTGTGCCTTGTTTGCTGGCAACGGGAGCAATCTAAAACATGGCGGGAACATTGCCAATAACTAATTGCGAATAAGTGAAAATATATTTCAACAATTCAACAAAATAAGCTTGACCATCAGCCAAACCCCTTAAAACAAGGCATTCCACGCAATCACAAGCAAGAAGCAAATCTCATGGCCAACGTCAACTTTCAAGCCCTAGGACAAGCGAAACGCAAGGGAACCAAGCTTCGGAGCCGCTAGTCATTCCCTAAAAGGTAGGGTGATTCAATTAAGCGGAGAGAATAAGAAGAAGCAAAGGGAACATGGATAGCGTCTGAAATCCATTCACCTATTCAAGAAAAGCAAACACCGTGCGCATGGCAAAGCATGATGTCTCGCATCGGTCAGCCTAGGGGAAAGCGTAATGTAATGGCTTCCCTTCCGCCTCCGGCAGGATATTACACAGGGGATGCGAATCTTGTCCAGAAGTTTAAGCTGTGAATAAGTGTGCATAACTTTACAGGCACAAGATACAGCACACGCCAGGCTAATACCTTAGCAATCCACTATAGATTGTATGCTCTAACATTAGCGTGCCACTCATGATTCCGGCACTAATCACATGAACATGCACAAGCGAACGCTATCCACTCGAACACTGTTCGCATGAACACCAAGACCGGCACGGGGGGAGGGGGTCGACCGAGAAATTATTTTTATCATTGCTATCCATAAACCCGCCCCACAAAAATTCCTACAATGGGGCAGTTACCTACTATTGGAGATTGTTGGTGTGATTCGGCGTTAGTGGGTTGGTTCCCGTTCGGGGTTATTTGTGGATAGGTCTAGTGTATTGTGCTTAAATGTGCTAGATAGGTAACATTTGTGTTTATGGTTGACATTGTGTGTGGGATTGTGGTAATTGGTTGTTTGAGCGCGGGATGGACTTGTGCTTAGAAACTTATTTACATTATGCCAAGAGGCGATTCATACGATCTTCAAGGTCAAGGCGGCGGACAGGTGTACTCTGGTACGGATGCGGCTACTGGGCCATTCCGCTGGGTTCAGACTGTGAACGACACTGTGTTTAGTGCGTTTGTTGCGCCTAACCTTACGAATGCTAGCACGAAGCTAATCACCATTACAATTCCTGCTGGGGTTGGCATTGGTGGTAATATTACGAGCTTCACGCTTACATCTGGAGCGGTTATTGCGTATCGTGCGTAATGTCCCAGTTTCGGTCTACTGGTGGGTTAGATGACGCTATCGGCAGCGATAGTGATCGTGGATTCTTTGGTGTAAACCAGAGATTGCAGCTTAACCAGTTGGAGGCAGGTGAGGTAAGGGAAAGCCTTAATGGTCGCATGGAGGGTTTCTGGAGGCCGCGCAAGAGCGTGGTTTCTGTTAGCCCTGTGCTGACTACTGGAGGCACTCCGTTGAACCTTCCATTCCACATTCTTCCAAGCCCATTCTACTTGGCTATTACCGCTGTGTCGTATTCCGCGAATGTGGTAACGATTACCGTGGCTGGACATGGGTTGACTATTGGGGAGGCTGGCAACCTTACGGTTAGCGGTATCACCTTTACTGGCACGGATAACAATGGGGTTAAGGCTGTGACTGCGGCTACCGTGGACACATTGACCTTTCCTGTTACTGGCGTGACTGCTGTGGCACTAGGGGCAACCCCAAGGATTACACAGATCGACATTAACGATGCTGCAGCCAGCGATGTGTTGGCATCCTGCATGTTCTCTGACCCTAACGAGTCCAACAAGGAATACATCATTGTTGCGCTGGAGACTCTGGCGAAGAAGATCGACCTTTCCACAACACCCTACACAGCAACGACCATCCCGTATCCCGTGGGAGCCACCGTTGGGAGTAACTGCGATATGTTGCAGTGCTTCGACAAGGTGATGATCATGCGGGATGGGAAACAAGCTCTTGAGTGGTATCCTAATGGCAGGGCTATTCTTTCTGCGTCATCTAACGCGACCGCTAGTCCAAATACCGTGGTGACAATGAGAGTTCGTGAACACGGTCTAACGGTTAATGCATCCGTGGTTATTGCTGGACTTACTGGAGGTACTCCTCCCAATGGAACATTCACGGTGGCGACAATAGTTGACCAAGACTCATTTACCTTTGTGGCATCTGGGATTTCTACTAGCACCACATTTGTAACCACGGCAGCAACCATGACTGATGGGTTTACCCTGTCCCCCGGTGGTGCTTACACCCAGCCACAGGTTTTCAACATCCAAGCCAAGGATGTCGATGTAGTTAGTGGACTTGTTTCTGCCAAAGTTGTTGGGAATACGACAATTTTTGCTGGTGATATAATTATCGTTTACTCAACAGCTACTGCTGATTTTCAAGCCATGCTTGGTAATTCCTACCAAGTGGTAAATGCTACCACTACGCTTATCGAATGGTATGCCCCTATCGGGAACTACAATACCTCTGCATCTGATATATTCGAGTTCGGTGGAAGGTTCAGCGCTGGCGGTGGATTTATGCACCAACCCGGCGCGCCTTGGGCTACCTACTTCCAGCGCAGGTTGTTCGTTCCGTTCTACTACTCCCAATCTGGCACTTTTAGCGCACCAGTCTACACTAGCAGGAAGATTTCTGACGAGATCGCGGTTTCCGACCTACTGGACACTACGACCTTTGACCAAATCGAGAATCAGTTCCGTATTACTGGTGGTACTGCCGACTATGTGGTGGCGATGCACGGGTTCTACGACGATTCCTTGGTGGTTTTGAACCGCAATAGCATCCACCTTGTGGCGCAGACCCAAGGAAGCCTGTCTGACACCGTGGTTAAGGAGCTTACTGGCGAGGTTGGGTGTTTGGCCCGCAAGTCCGTGGTTATGCAGGCTAATAACCTGTTATTCTTGGCCGACGAGGGCATTTACGAGCTTACCTTCCTTAACGATTACAACCTTCGCGGTACGGAGGAACCACTTTCCAAGAACATCCAGCCGTACATTGACCGCATTAACAAGAACCTTGCGGGTGATTCGGTAGCGGTTTACTTCAACAACCGCTATTACATCGCAGTCCCGCTGGATTCTGTCGCTGGAGGTGGTGATGCCCGTGGGAATAACGCAATTCTTATCTACAACTTCTTGAACAAGGGCTGGGAATCGCTGGATACCTATGGGGATTCTAGGTTTCTAATTAAGAACTTCATCACAGCAAGTGCTGGGGTGCGGAATAACCTGTATGCCGTTAGTTCCAATGGTGGCTTGCACCAAGTTGACGCTTCCGACTCGTCCACAGACCGCTTGAGCGTTACGAATGAAAGCACAGATGTGGTTACTCCCACGATCAACT